GTGCAGCATTAGCAGGCGCAGCAGCTAAAGGTGTGAAAGAGTTTGCTAACTTTGATAAGCAGATGAATGAAGTATTTACATTAATGCCTAAAGCAAGCGAGGAAGCTCAGAAACAAATGTCCGATGATTTGCGAGCCTTCTCCAATGAAATGGGTGTGGCAACTGACGAAGCAGCCCCAGCGTTATATCAAGCTATTTCAGCAGGTGTGCCTAAAGATAATGTCTTCACATTTATGGAGGAAGCACAAAAGGCAGCAACAGCAGGTGTGACAGATTTAAAAACTTCTGTAGATGTCCTATCTTCTGTAGTTAACACTTATGGAAAAGAAAATATTTCAGCAGCAGAAGCTAGTGATTTGATGTTCACAGCTGTCAAACAAGGTAAAACTACATTTGGCGAATTATCAGCTAATATGTCTGATGTAGCACCAATTGCTTCCAGTATGGGAATAGAGTTTAGCAACATCACGGCTGCATTATCCACAATGACTTCACAAGGTACACCGACAGCAAAAGCTACAACTCAATTAAAGCAAGCTATGGCAGAATTATCTAAAGAAGGAAGTAAAGCAGGTTCAGCGTTCAAAGAAGTAGCAGGAACAGACTTTCAAACTTTCATTAGCGAAGGTGGAAATTTACAAGAAGCTATGGCATTGATGGAAACAGCTGCAAAAGAAAATGGCACAACTGTTAGTAATATGTTTGGTAGCATTGAAGCTGGGCAGGCTGCATTAGCACTCACAGGTGAAGGTGCTAAGAAATTTAAAGAAGATTTAAATGAAATGAATAGCTCCAGTGGTGCAACTGAAACAGCTTATAAGAAAATGGAAGAGTCATTAACTAGAAATATGGAGAAAATACAGGTAGGAATGAATGAAGTTTGGCTCACAGTTGGTGAACAATTAATGCCTATTATGAAGGATTTGACAGACTGGGTTATTGCTAATATGCCTAAGATACAAAAGACAGCAGAAACAGTATTCTCAGCAGTTTCAGACGCTATATATTGGGGTATTGACGCTTATAAGCAAATTAAATCATTCATAGATGGCTTTGTAAGTAGTAATTCTGAGAGTCTTAATAGTGTAATGTCAGATTATCAAGAAATATTTGATAGCATTAAGCAAATTATAACAATATTTGTAGGTTGGGCTAAACAATTTTGGTCAGCTTATGGTGAAAATATAATTTCAGCTTCAAAAGCAATGTGGCAAAATATTAAAAATATATTTAATATGCAACTTGATAATATTAGAGATTTATTTCAAGGAATAGTAAAGTTAATGCAAGGTGACTTTGAAGGTTTTGGTGAAGAATTAGGTAACATTGGGTCAAGAATGTTTGCCACATTAGTCAAAGTTATAGAAAACTCTTGGAAGAATATAATCAAACCCGCAATTGAAGAATTGGTAGAAAAAATTATACAAGGATTTAATGAATTGCCAGAAAAAATGAAAGAAGCTGGCGGAAATATAGTTGAAGGTGTTAAAAAAGGAATAACTGACAAAGCAAAAGGTGCAGTAGATACCGTAACTGGCTTTGCTGGAAGTTTGATTAATAAATTTGGTGAAGCAATTGATGCTCATTCACCTTCTCGAGTTTTCATGGGATACGGTCGAAACATTGTAGAAGGCGTAGAAAAAGGTATTGAAGATAATACAGATAAAGCAGTAAGTGGACTAGAAAAATTATGGAATGATATGCAAAAAGCTGAAAAATTTGAATCTAAATGGGAAGAGAAATTATTTGGTCAAACTGCAACCGTAAGAGAAAAACTGGAAAAACAGAAAAAGTTGGCTTTAGAATACGCAAATAAAATTGGTGCAGATACAGCAGCAGTAGAACAATATTTTGCGAATGAATTTGTAAAAATTGAGCAAGAAAAACAGAAGAAAATAAGAGAAATGCGACAGCAAACTATTAATCAACGTAATGAAGCAACTAAAAATTACATGTCGCGCTTGATTGAACAAAATGCAACTGAAAAAGAAATGTTGATTCTCAAAATGAATAGAGAGTTAGAAGCTAACAAAAATAATGAAACTGCTAAGTGGGCTATTAAACAGTATTATCAAAATAAAATAGACAAATTAGAGGAAGAAAATCATCAAAAATCTATTGAGAGGTTTAATCAAAGGTTTAAATTCATTAAAACTGGATTTGCCAACGCTTTCTCCTCAATTTTCAAAGGTACTAAAAGTGTTACTGAAGCATTTGGCGATATGTGGTCTAGCATAATTGATAAAGTTATGGACAAACTTGCTGAAATGGCAGCAAGCAAAGTATTTGGCTTCATCACAGGTGGCGGTGGAGGCGGACTTCTAGGAGGTGGTGATTTCTTTGGTGGTATTTTCCACAACGGTGGTACAGTACCCGGCCCAATCGGGCAAGAACGCTTAATCTTAGCGCAAGCAGGCGAAACAGTATCCCCTATAGGCTCAAACACAGGCTCTAGTGGTGGAGGATACAGCACAGCTAATATAAGTGTTAACTTAGATGGAAAAACCATCGCACAAGCCGTGAAACAACCCTTAGTAGACACAATTAGAATAACAGGAGGTGCGCGCTTCTAATGAAAGCAATTATAGGTGGAACAACTTACAGCATCAAAATTAACACTTTTCAAGCAGAGGACACTATTGAGATGCGTGCCACCTGTTCATTTTCTATCCCAGACAAACAAAATGAATATACTTTCAAAAAAGGTCAACCTGTTACAATAATAGATGACAAAAATAATGATGAGCAAATATTTGCAGGTTTCCTTGAAACTAGCGATAAGTACCCCTTATCAAGCAGGCAAGCTAACGCATATATGCACGATATAGTTTGTATTGATATGCATTATCTAGCTGATAAGAGGCGTATAAGCTATGCAGCAAGGAATAAATTAGCAGGAGATATAATCAAAGATATAGTTGACCAAAAACTTGTTGAGGAGGGTGTGTATTACAGTAAAGACTTAAATTTTGTTGAAACTACAACAGCAGATTTCTCAACTGGCACATTATCAAATGTAGTTGCTGAAAATGATAGTTTGAGATTAGATAAAACCGGCTCTAATGTAACTGACATTGAAACTACAACAGCAGATTTCTCAACAGGCACTCTGACTGATGTTGTTGCAGTAGATGATGGGCTGGAGTTGGAGAAAGGAAAATTAGATGATTATTCTACTAATCCTATAACAAATAATAGATTTACAGGGTTACAAGGTACATGGTCTTATGACAGCACCAATCAGTGGTTAGAGCAAACAGATAGTACAACAGCTCAACACTTTGGTGCTCAAACTGGCTTTGCTTTTGATACTAAAGTTGATTTTGAATTTGATATGAAAATAGAAAGTGACCCAAGTGGCAAAATACATTCTGGTGCATTTATTCAAACTGTTGCAGGTGAAATAACAGGTTATCGTATTACTCATTTAGATAATGGATGGGTTTTTAGTAAGTTTGATTTAGGAAGTGAAACTTCTTTAAACCAAACAAGCCATAACACTAATGCAATAACAGTTGGTCAAGATGTTCACATTAGAGTAATCCATGATTTTGTTAAAAATACAGGTGAATTATATGTGAATGACTCACTTACCATTAGCTGGTCAGATAGTTCATATTCACAAGGTAGACCCGGATATCACTCTTATGGCAATATAACTCACTATGATAATTTAGTTGCTAATAACCTTATCAAAGTAAACACTGGCACACGCCAATCCCCTCAACTAGACTTATCAGCAGTTAATGATGTAGCAAGTAGTAGTATTAGCTGGACTGAAACGCTCAACTCACAGACTATAACTATTGAAACCTCAATTGATGGTGGCTCAACCTGGCAGACAGCAACTAACGGTGGTGCTATACCTAACTTACCTGCTAATCCAACTATTCTTGATGTGAGACAGACTCTTGAAACTACCGATACTACTGTCACACCTAGATTAGAGAGTTTAGAAGTAGAGGTAGTATCAGCTTACGAAACAACTGGTTATCGCATAAGTAAGCCTTTTGACTTATCACCTGCTGTTGAAGATGGAGGTAGCACAATAAGCTGGCAGGAAACTACACCAACTAATACTTCTATCACAGTTGAAACTAGCTTAGATAATGGTACAACTTGGCAGACAGCAATTAATGGACAACCGATACCTAATTTGCCGACTGATTTGATGTACAAAACTTTGCAGTATAAAACAACACTTAGCACAACAGATGAAAGTATAACACCAACTTTTGATGAAGTTAATATTAGTATCATAAGTGGTGGCACAACTATTGAAGATGGCACAGAAATATTAGAAACTAGAGCTAACTTTGTGCCAACTGAACAATTAATATCAAGTGTAGCTGACAAGATGAACTATTGGTGGAAAATCGACAGTAATAAGATGATACATTTCAAAAGCAGAGAAAGCGAGCCTGCGGATTGGGAGCTTGAGCCACAGTATATTAGAGGTTTACCTACTACAAAAAGTGGCAATCCACTATATCGCAACCAGCAACTAGTCAAAGGCCCAATTGGTATCACAGAGAAGCAGGTTGATGTTGAGCGTGGAGATGGTGATAAAAAAGCTTTCCCTGTTAGTTTTCCAATAGCAGAGGAGCCGACTATTGAAATATCAATTAATGGTGGTGCTTGGCAGACTCAAACTGTTGGTAG